CTCCCGATTCATCGCCTCACGTTGACGAGGAAAACGTTGCTGCCCCATAAACTGGGCGCGTTCCATCGCCGTTTCCTGCTGCCCATAACGGCGGCGGATATCCCCCATACGGGACTCAAAACCGTAAGCATCCATCATTACTAATCACCTCAACTCGTCACAGAAAAACCGAACACAGGCCAAACATTCAAAATAATAGAAGGGACGGCAGGGCGAACAGGACCCGTGCCTGCCGCCCGAGCCAAAACAACAACATCGGAAGCAGGCGACGACCAACAAATCTCAACAAAATCCCCAGGCACCGCCCGAACCATCCACTCCCAAGAAGCAACAATCTCAGCATTAGAACCAGCAAGATTAACAATAGTGTTTGTCCACGGAACATCCACATTGTTTTTCCTCAACCAAGTATCCACCTCAACAGAGTTAGAAGAAGCCTTATCGTACTGAGCCGAAAAAGAAACAGCAAACCAGCCAGGATAAAGAAACGTTATTTTTGTTCCATTATCAATAAACACACCATCGTTTAAAACAGTTTCGTTAAACGACATTTTGTTAACCTGATTGGCCCCGACCGTAGCCTGAGTGGTAGTGTCATAAAAAGAACCACCATACGGCAACATGCGATGGTAGATTGCGGCGATCTCGCGCCGCATCCCAGGCTCAACAGCCCTCGCATTAACCAAAGTTTTAGCAGCCATTACACAAACCAAGACCTAGAAGCCAACACAGTGAAAGCAGGAGCAGCAGAAGTTTTCACCACAGTAAAAGTATACACTTCGATACTATTAGGGACACCGCTTAAAGGGGCGGCCCCCTCCCACTTTGGGGTAACGCCCGAACCGTCCACCTGCACAGCGGTCACATAGAAAGCGGTAGCGCCGTTAGGTACAGCCACCGCCACAGTGATCGACTCGCCAACAGCCAACAAACTGTTCAACGTTGTTGAACCATCACCACGCAGATTAAACGTCCAGTTGGCGGTAGCATCCGCAGTGTAAAGAAAAGCGTTGTTGGTGCGGGCATTCACATTGACTGTGCCTGTAGCGACGGTGGCGGAAACCGCCCACCGTTCCCGAGTGCTTTGCAACGACAACGTAACAGGACCAGTAAACGCTTTCGTCCCATCCAAATGAACAGCATTAGTGTTGATCCATGTCAACACATCAGAAAAGTTTGCGTTCACCTCGTTGGCGTTAGCAGGGGTGCCCTGAACAAACGTGTTAGTTACAATAGCGTTAGCAGCCATCTAAATCACCTGTATGCTTTCTCCAAATAAGGAATAGCCACCGAATCAACCCACCAAGAGTTCAACGAACCAGACACACGGAAACGCATTTGAATCGCATTCGCCCTACCCAGCGACGGCATCCGCTGAAACGTGAAAGCGATCTCGCCTTCGCCCGCCCAGTTGTCACCCCAATCGTCACCCCACACCATCCCAGGAAACACGGCAGGCAACAAAGGTTGGTTCAACACGCGTTCAGGAGTGGACTCCTCAAAGTCGTGAAACACTTCAGCCACCAAAGTGCCCTGCCCATTCGAAGCAGCAGTAATAGTCGGCCGAGACCACCGCTTCTTCAACCCAGTATCTTTCGCCGAATACCAAGGCATCCTATAGTAGGCTGGAATAACAAACTTGTCTGCTCCGACTTCATCTGCTTCTTGCTCGTTGCGACCGTACTGGAAAACAAACCCACGGTTAGCCAACGTAAAAACAATCCTGGTGGCGGAAGCCGCAGGCTTCCACCACAAAGCAGAAGTCACAGCAAAACTAAACCTAGTCCAAGCGCCATCACGGCCAACAGACGGATCATAAACAAACATAACTCTAGTATTATCGGTTTTGTTTAACGAAACCCAAAGTTGATTTTCAACCCAAGTAACCCGATTAGTTAAACAACCAACAATAACAACACCTTCATTAACAACATTTTTTATGCGGTCACCAATCGGAACAATCCCAACACCGTTAAACGCAAAAACGTTTCCGTCAATCGACCACCAATAAACAACACCAGCGTTAGCATCAATCACATCTTGACACGAAACACCAGAAACCCCAGCAACCTTTTCAACAACAAACGACTCACGATCATAACCATACACAACATAAACGGCACGCCGTTTAAAAACCATCAACATATCTTTAAACGGAAACAACGCAGTAATCTGATCGGTTTGATCATCAGGATCAATATCAAAATAATCGTCGGCAGCAAAATCTTCAGGCTGCAACGGATGAGAAAACCGCAACCGAGAACGAAAACGCGTGCCCCCCTCCAGCGTATCAGCCCACCACATATGCCCAGAATGATTCGCAATCAACCTGGCAACAGGAGCATTCCCGCCAACAGGGGCAGTATAGTTGTCGTTCGGAGTGTCAGTTAAAGTTGTGAACGCACTACCATTCCAATACTTCATATATCGTGTCGTATTAGAAAACCAGTTAGCAAAATAAAGTTTGCCACCCCAAACGGCAGACCTAACAACAACATTAGAGTTCAACGGGTCAGCAGTAGTCACCGCCGTATAAGAAGTCCCGTCCCAAGTCCACAAGCCGCCAACGTTTGTGAAACCCCACAACACTTCAGTCCCAGCCGAAAACTGGCCGCCAATATAGCCGCCATTCAAACCGCTTTGTTCAAGCACGCTTTTATATCCGTTGCGAGTACGAAACCCGCCACGGTTGCTGAACACCACGTCCTGACAATCAGGAGTTTCGTTGGGTTGCAGATTTTGACGGGAATCGTTGTTGTTCAACCCGCCAGTGAAATCGTTGAAAAACTGGACTTTAAGGTTTCTGCGTCCTGCCGCCATCAGCCCTCCAACTGTCCACGAACCCACCGAGTGAAATCGGGTTGCGGATAGTTTTGGCCGCCGATCACCAGCGGCCTAGCCTTATATTCACGGATAGCGTAGTTGCGGGTGTGGCGTCGCACCATCCCCTCATACTCATTCATGTACACGCCCGCCATCTGCGGGTCTTCCAACGACATAAAATATGAGGACAGCATGTACCATGCGATAGCCTCATGCAACTGATCAGGCAAATCAGGGATTGTAGACCCACCCCCAGGCCACGTTGCAGGCTGCCTGCGGCCACGCACAGCATACTGTTTGCCTGTTGTCGAAGGGGTAGGATACAACACCAACGAATCGTTTATAACAGTGAACGCATTCGCCACCTCAGACTGAGCACCGACAGGCTGACCGAAAGCGATATCGGCATCAGACTGCGACATGTACACCAGACGTCGACCCAAAATAGTGCGGTCAACAACCGCAGTAATCTCATCCATATTAGTTTGAGAAAACCCGTTAAACGGATACACGCTTTGCCCAGCAACCGTATTCACCGTATATTCAACCGACAAATGTGGCCAAGAAGTACGAGACAAAATGTCATTGTAAGCGATACGAGCGTACACATCCAACGTGCTATCAGGCGCATCGACGGCATCGGCGTCAGCGTGCTGCCGCACAAACACCCTCATATCTTGCAACGACATCCCCATAATCACATCTCCTTGCGAGGTCGGCCACGCTTAACCGCAGGCGAAACAACAGCCTCAACAGCAGCCTGATATTCGTCCACCCACGAAAAATCTTCATCCGTTGAAAAAGGGATAGCGCCCTTCATCGCCGACTCAACCCCGTTGTCATGAAACGGGCGGATGTCAAAGCCAGCAGCCATAGCGGCTGCATCAGCAATCACCATGTCGCCACGAACAGACGACTGCCCAAACACCGACTCAACAGGAACAGCGTCTTTCCAAGTGATTGTTAAAT